CGTTCCATTGACGTGGATCAACCGGCACCCATTGACCCCGCAGCTTTATGACGGCTTCCTTGTCCTGGTACGAGGTGACAAAGCGCAGCATCAGCTTGAAGAGCCGCTTATAGCCAGTTTCGGCGAAGATACGGGCGATCAGTTCCACCCGCTGCCGGGCCATGTCAACCTGCCCGGAGAACGCTGTGGCGCTCACGTTCTGTAGTGCGTTGGCGTCCGGCCCCATGCCCTGCGGGGAAGACCCCGACCGCTCTTGCCGCAGGTTATCGATATACTGGATCATCGGGAACGCCTGGGCGCCCACCCATTGCTGGGCGATTTCGCGGACCATGCCGGGAGCCTTGACGCGGACAATCCCTCCGGGGCGATTGGTCAGCAGGTCGTCGAGATTTACCTGCCCTTCAACGGCTTCGGTGCGCGGGTTGTTGGACAAGTACAGCCCATCCAACATCTGCCGCATGATCACGGACTTGATGCGCTGAATATCCATGACCAAATCGGCGACCGAGCGGCCATGGAATGCATGAGGCATCAAAATAGGCGACAGTGACGCAAACGGCACCATCTCAAGGGGCCATTCTTCATTTTCGAGGATTTCTCCCGACGCATCATCGCCGGCCACCAGAATCTTGCGCCATTCGGCCAGCCCGTCGCCGTCATAGTCCACCCGCATATAGCATTCAACAACGCTTACCTCCTCCATCAGCGGATCAAGGGATTGCTGCGACGAGATTTGGGCATCGTAAAACCGCGCGGTCTTCTCCGGGCTGAAATCCAGGGAATTGTAGGCCGGCAAATCCATGATGGTGGATTCATCGAAGCCCTGCTCGATCAACTCGGATCGCGTGAGAATGGTGCGATGCCCGACGAAATTGGCATCCGAAAGCGACTTGGCGCGGGGCGAGATCAAGAATTCTTCGGGCGGGACCGGCTCAATGTGCAATTCGCCCTCGGTTTCGGTCCAGGCCACCTTGATTGAATGCGCCACCGATTGCGGCGCGCCGGTCATCGGATCGTAAACATCGACCATTTCGGCACTATGAGAAATGACCTTGGCGCCCTCGGGCAGGCTTGAAATATAGAGGGCGAATTCCTGTTCCGAAAGCCCTTCGCGTTCGTCGGAGCAATGTTCTTCCTCTTTTTCCCACCAGACCTTGACCACTCCGACACGCTGCAACAGCGCGTCCTTGATCCAGGTATATTGCAACAGAAACGACTCATTCTTCTCTAGCAGATAGTTGACGTAATCAGTTGCTTGCTCGGCAACCTTTTCGTCTTCCTGCCCGGTCGGCTGATACTCGACCACGTTGTCGCCGCCGGCAAAGATGCGCAGCAAGCTCGGCATGATCCACTCGATGGTGTCCGACACGTCCCGGCTTACCACCTGGGATCGGCCTTCGATTTCGTCGCCGAATGGCTCACCGAGGTAATAGCGCAACGCCTCTTCGCGGTCGCCAGATTGCCAAGTGTCGGAGTATGAGGCCGCCTGTTGCACCTCGCCCATGACGATGGCCTTAAGGTCGTGGTCCTGCATCTTCATGGCGGCATCCCGAAATCGGCGTCAACAAGAGTTGACAATCTAGCACAGTTGTGCGCGCCGCTAAAGCCTGGCCAACAGGCTTTCAGCATACCGCTTTGCGGCCACATAACCGGCGTCCGGTTCGCCCTTGGCTGTGCTGTATTTCTCTTCCCACCTGACGGCGCTGGCCTCGCGTCGGCCATCGCCTTCGGTGAAATCGGCCAACAAGTCGGCCCGCTCTAGCTCGGCATGTAAGGGGCGGTCGAAAAGCTTGGCGTGGATCGCCTCCGCCTCGGCAATGCGCATCGGGCGCGTCCGATGGAAGACGCGGTACCAGAATGGCAGATCGCGCATTCGCGGCGTGCCGGTCATCTTGTCGCCGGTCAGCTTGAGGCCATCAATCATGTACACCGGCTCTCCCATGACCAGTTCCGCCACTTCGGCAAGCCAAAAGTCGTCAAACCAGAACGGAAACAGGCCAGAGGTGAATATCCCGCCAGCCGCCTTGACCCACTCGCGCGTCAGGATCGGATAGGCCGGGTCGCTGCTGTTGCGGTGCACCCAACAATAGACCGGGCGCCGATAGTGTGCATGGTTGCGGATCAGCTCATCGTCCCAGCCATTCGCCACGGGGTAAACGTCATCGGCCAGGACGGTGTAGATATCAGCGTCAACCAGCGTTGACAGGTAATCATGGGCATCGCCAAGGGCGCGGGGGCGCTTGCCGATAACCACTCGCACGTTATGCCAATTGGAGAGCCCGGCCATATCAACGGTGGAGTCGTCGTCGTCGAGCCAGACCGCGACCTTGATCCTCTCGGGGCGGCTGGCCGTCTGAAAGATGCGCGTCAACGCGATTGACAGGCGCAGCGGCCGACCGCGCGAGGCCAGCAAGACGGCGATAGATTGCATCAGACATAGCCTCGATTATCGTATTTGAGCGGTTCGCCCCATCCGCTTGAATTGGACGACGGCAGGCCAAGAGCGAGGTACCGAAAAGCGTCCGCGCCGTGTGAGCACCAGTCATGAAGCGGTCGGTCGCTGAACACCTTGCGCTGCTCATCGTATCTACGCCGGTAATTCCGGAGCGCCTCGATACCGTGATTGCACCGCTCGGCATCAAACCAGCATTTCGGAATCAGCAGACGGGCCGCGTTGATTCCGTCTTCGATGGACTGCGCCGGAATTACGCGTGCGCTTCCCAAGCCAAGGTTGCGCAATGTCTCGATCCTGCTCTTGCCGGTGCCAAGCTCTCTGACCTCGGCATCATGCGGCAGGATATGGTCGCCCCAGGTATAGGGGCGCTTCCGCAATTCGTTGACGTACCAGTCCAGACCGACGCCGTTGTTTTCGATGTAGTCGATGATGCGGATTTCGCGGCCGACCACCTGGGCGCACCAAATGGCGGTGCTGTCGCCCATGCCCAGGTCCCAAGCGGTCGTGACGGCAACGCCAGGCTCATGCGGGATTCGGTCGATGCGCTTTTCGTCTAGGGCCGCGTTCATCTCCCGGCCGTAATAGGCACCAGCCACGGCAGCCTGGAAGCTACACTCAAATTCCTGCGCATAGGCGTCTTCGGTCATGCCCTTGCGCGCGTCGGCCAACTCGTCGGGCAGGATCAGCCCTGATTCGCTGGCCTTGAGCATGAGGGAGAACCATTCGTCATTCCCTTGCGCGCCCTTCCACACGTCATAGAAGTGATTCGAGCCCTTCGGGGTTCCAATGAAAACTCCCCAACCGGCGCGGTCGGCCAGAGCAGGGCGGATGACCTCGGTCCAGGCGCGGGGATCGGCATCGCCGTATTCGTCCAGGACGATGCCATCGAGGTACGTTCCTCGCATGCGGTCGTAATTATCCAGACCGTACAGGCGAATGCGGGCGTTGTTGTGCCCGAAATCAACGCGCAATTCTGATTCGTTGATTTGCGCACCTGGGACAATGGCGCCGAATCGTTTTAGGTATGACCAAGCAACGTCCTTTGCCTGGGCATAGTATGGCGCGGCATAGGCAAAGCGCGGGTCTTGCTTGCTTGCCCGAAGCGCGTGGTCGACAAGGTCCATGATACAAGCGACCGTCTTACCTGCTCTTCTGTGACACACAAGAGCCGCCCACCGTTGCTTGCGCATGTGGAACGCAGCGAACGGCGCGCGGGCGGTATAGGGAATTTCAATCCGCACGCGGGACCCCGGTAACGATGACCATCGGGCCGCCATCGGCGCCGGTGTGTTCCTGCGTCACCCTGTCGCCATACTTTTTCGGCCTCATCTTGGCCGCCACCCACTTGCGGGCATCAATACGGACCTTGGCTCGCTGGGGGTCTTCCTCCTCGTCAGCAATCGCCACGATCTCATCGGCATGGAAGTCCGCTTGATCTTCGCGCGCGCGCGCATAGCTCGTGGCGAAGTCAGGATAGTCTCTCAGCCACTTCTGGACGCTCGTGTAACTGAAGCCGATTTCCTTGCAGACAGTGACCATGGATTTGCCTTGCGCGATCCTCTCACAGATATCGGCGCCAATTTTAGGAGTGAATTGCGATGGCCGCCCCATCTTAGCCATTGGTGACAATATCCCTGTATATTGCTATACGTTGTGCATGGTGACACAGAGGGACCCAAAATGCAATTGAGCGAGTGGCGCAAGGCCGAAGGACTGACGCAAGCCCAGCTTGCGATGAAACTGAACGTGAGCCCGGTTGCGGTGAGCCGATGGGAGACAGGGGCTCGCAAACCGGAGTGGAAGAGGGATGGCAGGTCGCGCATGGCGTCTCACTCACACAGACCGTATGGGCTGGAGCAGCCGCTGTAGGATTCGCACATCCGCAGCAGCGAGAACTGGGAGCCGCCGCGTGACGTGCGCGACCACTCGACCATTGCGTCGATGTTGCAGGCACGATAGGCAAATTCAGCATCCTTACCCTCGCCATCGGCGTGATGCAGAAACGTCGAGAACCCTCGCTTACAGATCGCTCCGACCAGATGCTCCCACTCTCAGATTCTGTCGATGTGATGTGGCCAACGCGATGCTACGTTGGCGATCTCGTCCTTGCTTGAGTTTATGCAAATCATGCAGCCCACCCGTGAGCATCCGAGGCAATAGAGCGGGTTACTCTCCAGCCCGGATGCTCTTAAGAAGGTAAACACCTCGTCCGCCGTCCAGTCGACGATGGGCCGCTCGATCCACCATCTGAATTCATTTGACCATTCGCGCTCTTGGGCGTCCCTGCGGTTCCGGCTCTCGTCACGGCGAATGCCCTGCCAGCTTTCGACCACATGGCCCTGGGCGACGAGAGAGCGGGTGAAATCGGTGATCGGCTTGATCTTGAGTTCATGGGTGCAGAACTGCGCCATGCGGCTGGGGAAACGGCCCTTTATCATGCACAGGTCAAGGAAAGGGATTCCTGTCGGGTGCAGCAAGCTCAGGGCGCGCTCCACCTGTTCCTCGGGGACACCTTTGTCTGGCCATTTATCGCGGATGAAGACGCGTTTCCTGTCAATGTCGGTGGTGAAGTCGGCCTTCACCGTGGTGATCGGCACCCCCAGCGCTTCCGGAAGATAGGACGTGATGTGCTCCAACGTCAGCTCGTGTTCATGGCCGGTGTCGGCGAACACCAGGCGGACGCGCTCAGGGCC